GCGCCGGCGGGGAGCCGACGTCGACGAGGGACCAGGGACCTCTTACATTAAGGCCAGAATGAGCTCGTCGTTTGCGCCGTCGACGGTTTCGAGCGGCATTCCCGAAAAGCTCCAGTTCGTTTCCTCGTCGGGATCGTCGGATTCCGGCACCTTGAACTCGACGCGGGGGGCATAGACGGCGACGATGTTTCCTTCGGTCCGACCCGTTTGCTTCAGCAGCGAGACGTTCGTTCCCGCCTCGGCCGCGTCGTAGAGAGTCGCTTCGGTCTCGGCAAACGCTTCGAGCGACATGCTGATCTCTCTTCTGCCGGATCGATAGATCTCGGTCCCGCCGTTGACCCCGTACTCCTGATTGCGCACCACGAGACCGTTGGTGATGGCAGCCTCGAAACTCTTGAAGAGATAGGCCGTCCCGTTGATGAGGAGCTCGCCGACCAACCCCGATGGAGGGTTGCCGCCGACAGTAGTGAATCCGGCGGGCTGAGTCTGAGTCGCGCTGGTGAGCTGTTCCGCCGCCGGGCCCGACGCCGACACACGCGGCTCCTCGTTGGCATCGAACGTCAATCCGAGTTGGTCGATCCCAGTACCGAGGAGAGCGCGCTTGAACGAGCCCACGTAGTGCGCGAGGGTCAACGACAGCGCTAAGTCGGTCGTGAGCTTGTACGTGATCCCGCCTTTGACCGCGTCGCCAGCCTCGGGCGCCGAGGGAAGCACCGGAGCCCACGTCACATCGTTACTGCTCACGCTCGCGATGAACCGCACGAAGGGCGTTGCGATCCCTGTAATCGAGATCAGAACGGCGTCGCCCACCGCCAAGGACCCGGCGCTGGTGAGCGTCGCCCCACCCGTGGTGGGAGACGAATCGACCGTTGTGTCTAGGGTCACATTCGTGAAGCTCCCGAATCCCGACTTGAGCACCGGGGCTATCTCCGGGAGTGTATTCAGGGTGCCGGACGGTCGCAGGAGTGCGGAGAGCGTGCCGAGCTCGGCGCTCTTTTTTCGGTCGAACCGGTTGACCGGCCCAGGCGACTGCTTCTTTTCGGGCGACGTGACTCGGTTGAACGGGTCGAAACCGAATCCGACCTCCACGTGGCGCAGCGCGTTGCCCGCAGCGAGGCTCTCCTGCACGCCATAGGCGGCTTCCTCCTTGAGGTAGAGCTGGCCTTTTCTGCCAATGGGTATCGTCATTCGTCAGCCTCGCTTTCAGTGGGGCGCATGGGAGCAAAGCAGTCTCGACGAACGAGGTCGACGAGCTCGATGCCGGGCCCGACCGACTCGTTCAGGTCGACGACCGCGCCTCGTCCGAACGCGCGTGAGTACTCGAGGCCCGGGGCGAGCACCGCTGTTTCGACGAGACAGACGTGCAAGCGGCGTACCGGAGGCCGCGGCGACGTTTTCTTAGCCATTCGGCGCTCCATATCCTCGGTGCTCGAGCACCTCGCCTTTGACCATCGCCCACACTTGCTGCCCGTCCATCTCGTGCATTTCTCGCTCTAGAATTCGCGTGTCCGTCGCGAGCTCTCCCCTGGTGCCGTCCGCCGCGATCGCTGCTTCCACGTCCGCGCACAGCCGAAAGTACGTTTGAAGTCGCGCGTCGTCGTCGGTGGGGTCTGCATCATGCACGGCGTGGATGATAAACGGCATCTGTAGCCGTAGCTGTCCTGCGGGATAGTAGGTGAACAGGTCAGGGGAAAGAGCGAGGATGACGAAGGGCCTCTTCCCCTCGGAGCCCACCAGGTCCTCGACGTTGTGGTTCGGGTCCAGCTTCACGGCCAACGCCTCGACGTCGTAGTGGTAGCCGCTTCCGACCGAGATGCCGCGCAACGCCGTCTGGAGGCTTTGCACGATCCGGAACTCGAGCGGCTCAGACATTTAGTTTCCACCCGTGATCCGATCGAGTTGGTGGGCAAGCTCAGCGTCAAACTGTTCTTGACCGCGCGCCATGATCTCCTGTGCGTGTGCACCGAACACCCGACCGATCGAGGGACCAAAGAGCTGAGTGATGGGGGTGCGCGGATGACCAACCCGTTTGAAGACTCCCTCGTGTCCTCCCGATAGCCGCGCGATGAACCCACTCGGGAGACGTTTTTTCCCGCCCTGGGCCTTGTAGGTCACACCCTTTCCTTTTCCACGAGAGGGGCGTGGGCCGGTGGCTCCAAATTTGATGAGCGGGATGCGCTTGAGGTCGGCGCGGAGCTCGCCGGTGAGTGTCTGCGCGGTGGGCTCGACGACCCGGATAGCGTTCTTTACGTCGCTGACCTTGAGGCCCATGTCCTTCGCGACGACGCGACCGGCGTGAGTCTTGGCGGCCGCCGTGCCACGTTTGAGAGCTCGGAGGACACCGAGGCTGGTGCGCTGCGGCGCGGCCTCGAGAAACTCGATGAGTCTCTTGTCGTCGACGGCGATAGTGACTGCTGACATTCTTCCTCAGTCCGTTTTGGGGATCACGATCAAGCGAAAGTAGTAAGCCAGCGTCGCGTCGGTTGAATCCACTTGCCAGCTCCGGGGCGTTCCGCCGATGGTTTCCGGCGCGACAATAACCGTACCTCGAGGTATCTCCGCAAACTCGTCACGCTGGAGAGCCATCACCCTACGCGGTTCCCGGCGCATGTACTCTCGGCCCGTTGGCGCTTCTTCTTCGATCGACTCGAGGAGGATCGTGCTTCCCGCGACCGCCGGCCCACCCGGCGGGGTGACGGTGGCCGCGGCGCCGTGGATCGCGAAATTGACCTCGAGAACAAGTTCGCGTAGCGGCCCAAAGTCCACCGCTACGCCGACGGCGTGATGACCCCGGCCGCCTCGAGTCGCGCAATGAGCTGGTTGACTTTGGCCGCGAGCGTCGCGAAGTTGTCTTCGATCGCGGCGTGATCGGTGGCGTACGTGGAGCCGTCGGCGAGGTTCGCGATCGCGGTGTCGTCCGGCGTCCCGCTCGTCCCGTCGACGAGAGAGGCTACCGCCGCTTGGGGTCCCTCGGCGATTTCCGGCACTCCACCGTTGAGCCGAATTCGCCCGGTGGCGGAAGGGTTTGCGGCCGCGGCGACAGCAGCACCGATCAACATGCCGATCGTAGGCGTACTGTCCGCCCGTGCGTTGCCCTCGTCCCAATAGATTTTTTGACCTTCGGTCCAGGCCTGGGCCGACGTTTTGGGGAGGGTGTGAACACCGGTTACGTTTGCGGTGAACTGCGCGCCCTCATCGACGGTTGTCGACGGAATGACGAAGAAACCGCCGATCACTTTTGCCACGCCGCTCACCACGCCGCCCGATGGGGCGGTCAGCGGAATGGCGTCGCCGGGCTGATTGAACGTGTTGCTCATTTGGCTCTCCTTTGTTTACTCCGGCGTCCCGTGGCTACTGTCCGGCGTCCGTCACTGCGCCTCGGTAGTCAACGGCGGCCACACCGAAATCGTGACGCACCTTCCATTCCACACCGTCGGTCCGCCAACCGTCCTCCATATCCAAGAACGGTTGCTCGTTTCCCTCGAGAAAGGCTACTTCGATAACCGGCGCGATGCCGGGATCGGCGAACAGATAGCGGCGCGTCCCCGACATGCGTGGCGTGTCGACGATGGTCTGGAACAGCCCCACGACCTTGTTGGGGACCTGAAACTTGGACGACACCTCGGTATCGAACTGCGACTGGTTGATCACGCGCGCGGCGCCACCCAATCCGATCGGGACTACGAGCACTGCCGGCCGCAGGTCCAGCACTTCGTTACCGGAGGGATCGGTTTGGGATGCGAGTTTCACACGGTCCGCGTCGAGCGCGGCTACGTTAATCCCAGCACCACCGCCGACGTTGTTATGGTCCGCATGAAAGAGCGTCTTGGTGTCGCTCATGGCCGGGCCCAGGCCGGCGTTGAGCGCGAGCAGCTCGAACACCTCGAGCTCGATCGACAACGCCGCGGCGCGGCCCAGCTTCATCGCGACGTCGGAGAACACTCCCATGTCGTCGTTGACGATAGCCTGGCGCGACAACGCGAGAATGTTGCCGTACGTCTCGGCCGTGATGCTTTCCTTCTCGGCATCGGCGAGGAAGGTGTTCGTGAATTCGCCATCCTCCAGTACCTTGCTGAGGCGAGCCAGGAAGCCCATGCGGTACCGGTTGTGCGCGCGGAAGTCGGAGACCGACCCGACGGAGCAAAACAGTCGCCACGAATCCGGAGAGAGAGCATACGCCGCGAGCAGCGTCTTGTGGAGAGCCTCCTCGAGCGCCACAGCGAAATCGCTGGTGGTCTGATGAGCACCGGCGGCGTTCAAAAACGCCTTGGCGATGTCCATCTTTGATTTACCGCGCGATGAACCGGGCTTCGCACGCTCGAGACTCTCTCGGCAGTGGTCGAGCAGTGACATCCCGCGGAACTCTCCCGGGTCGAGCTCGAGGCCGGCAAATGCCGGTTCGTCGGGCCGAGCTTTGGCGGCCTTCCGAAGCTTCCCGGTGATTCCCGATCGCATCCACAGAGCCGCGCAGATTCCGCGCACGCGCTTGTCGCGCTCGTCTTCTCCGGGGACGGGTTCCGGCCGGCCGTTGTTCGGCACGGGGCCCGTCTTATCGGACTGCTCGGCGAGTGCGTCGAACATCGACGCGCGCGCGGCGTCGAGAGTGGACCCGTCGGCGATTGCTGCCGTGGCGATTTCGGTAGCCCTCTCCGTGGAGAGTCCGGCCGTGATTCCGACGGCCGACACATTCTGGATAGCGAGCACGCGCTCGCGCTCGGCCTTCGCCACAGCCGCGGCGTCGGGAACGGGAACTGGTTTGGTTTTCGGCAAAGGCATTGGGTCCCCTCCGTCGGGATTGTCGTTACTGTCGGAATCGTCGGGCTCGCTTCGCGGCGGCCGCTTTTTTGTCGGGCGCATGAGCGCCATCACTCGGTCGCGGAACTCTTCGGGCACGTCGCAGTGGTCGAGCAGGTCGGCGTCGAGGGTCGCGGACGCCTCTACGGCCTCCGTGATTTCCGTCGCCAAACCGTTTTCGAGTGCCTCCTCGGCGTCCATCCACGTCGTCTCGTCCATGAGCTCGCCGAGGGCTTTCGCCGACTGGTCGGAGACCCACCGATAGGTAGTGATGATCGTGCTGCGCACCTTATCGAGCGCCTTGGCGAGGCGCCGCATCACCTTGGCTTCGCCCTCTGCGTAGGCCGTAGGGTTGTGGATCATCATGATGGCGTTGCGCGGCATCCGAATCGGATTGCCGGCGCTGGTGATGATCGTTGCCGCCGACGCGGCGAGTGCCTCGACGTCCACCTCGACGGTGCGGCCCTTCTCTTCCCGCTGTCGCCGCAACGCGTTGGCGATATGCAACGCGTCGAAGACCGACCCGCCACCGCTATTCACGAGCACGCGAATGACAGTGACGGAGTCCGGCAGCGCGTCTAGTTGCTGCGCTATCGCCTTTCCGGTGATCGCGTCCTCATCGGCGAAAAAGCCGCCGCCGATCGGACCAAAGATGTGGAGTTCGGCAGTCCCCTCGCCAGCCTCCGCGGTGAATTCGTACCACGGGCGGCGTTGGGGCTGTCCGGACATTTGTCCATCAATAGCAGAACTAGAACGACACGCGGAAGGATCTTGTTTTGTGAGGATGCGCGCACGCACGTGGACACGTGCGGACAGGCAGCTTTATTTTTGCTCTTTGGGGTCGACCGTCTGCCCGATATCGTTTTCGAGAACTCGAATGAGCCCGGGTTTGGGCCCGATCCTGGTGTGAGCTATCACGCCTTTTCTCACCCAGGTCCTAATCGTGTCCGGTTGCACGCGAAAGCGTTCGGCCGCCTCTCTCACCGTGAGGTACTTCCCTTTGTCACTCATCCCGCGTCACGTTTTAGCAGTCGGGTGGATTTGGCCCACCTGGGTCATTTTCCTGGCGTCGGAGTCGACGACTATCCCGCGCCGATCGAGCTCCGCGAAGTCGGCCGCGTATTCGTCCCAGAACTCCTCGGGGACGTAGCCTCGGGCCCGGAGCTCTTCGGACGGTGTGGAAATGCCGGTCCTGATGTTCCTCCCGATCGCGAGTCCCTCCTTGTCGGGCTCGATCATGGGCAGCGGCGGCGCCGTCCACGTGGTCATGGGCACCACCGGCAGCCCGGCGAGCGAGGCGGCTTGCATGCCCCATCGCCACAGTGGGTTGAGCAGCTGAGGTGTCAGCATTCTCCACCGCCAGCCTTCAACGCGCTGCCAGTGCCGCAAGCGCGACATCCGCGCCGATGAAAAGTTCATGCCCGAGTAATCGCCGGTGAGGTCTTCCGGTGTCACGCCTAATCCCGCCGCGATTTCGTTCAGCGTCGTCTTCGAGTAGGGTTCGTAGTCGCGGACGTTGGGGGGCTGGACTACCTCAACCGAACGACCCGGCTGAAGGTTCAGGATCATCCCCGGCCCGAGCTGGTCATTGTAGGCGTCGGCGGGGTCCACAGTACCGAGCGGCAACGTGTTGCCGTCGACGTCCGATGTCAGAACAGCGAGACACGCGGCGACTTTTTGTTTCATCAACGTGGCGTCCGACATCTCGTCGAAATCGCTGAGCTTCATCAACACCGACGCGAACCAACTGGCTCCGCGGACTTGCTTTGGCCGTTGTTGGTCGAACACGTGGAGGACTTCGGAGGCCGGAACTCGCACGGACGGCAGCAGACGAGACGTGCTCGAGCTCGGCGGGTCGCGATATAGCCAGTAGGCCGCGCGGCGACCGAGGGGGTCGAACTCCACGCCGCGGATGATCTTTCCACCGTTGGGTAAGAGGCGGTGCTGTGACGTGTCAAAGAGGTTTGGCTCGCTGACCTCTATCTGCATTGGCAGTGCGAGTCCGTCGCTTAGGCGCCTCCACCGCCGACGGACGAGACACTCTCCGGAGATCATCACGGTTTTCATCACGAGGTGCTCGAGCCCAGCGAGGTCGCAGCGCCCCTCGGCGTCGATGTCGGTGGTGTCCGCCCAGACCTTCCAGGCCTCGTGTTTGGCCGCTGCCCGGATCCCCCACCCGACAGTGTCGTCGGGAATGATCCGGACGGCAGATTGAGCGTGTCCGTTGTTGCGCACCATGTGGTGCGCTGCGTCGGCGAGTCTCGACAGGGAAAGACCCGATGGGGCGTTTGCGTCGCCGCTCGGGCGTCTCCATCCTTTGGTCCTGCGGCTGAGCTCCCCGGCGTCGTAGTGCCGATTCAGAATCTCGACTTGTACGCGCCCGCGCATCCGGTCTACCTGGGCATGAGGAGATACCCACCCGATCGCGCGATCGAGCCACGTCGAGGCTGCCATTAAGTGCCTTTGTCGGTCACCGCGAAACGATGGGTCGGGGACGCATCCACTTCGCGCTTCATCATCGCGCGCAATCGCTGCAGCTCTTCCACTGGACGGAACACCGTTGTCTGGTTTTCGAAGGTGGTCTGACTCACTCCGCGTGAGGCTGCGATCGCGGCGTCCAGCTTGTCGATGTCGTCTTGAGTAAACATGCCGGGTCCCCTGTTGCCCCACATGATACAACACTCATCCTCACCGCTTAAACCAATTCTGGGCCTTGCCGCCGACCCACGACTCTCTCTTGCCGCGCGGTGGTTGACGGGGAGGTCCCGCGTCTGGATTCTCAAGCTGCGCGGCGAGGAGTTCGAGGTTAGGATGGACGAGTCGCAACGCGGCGAGCGCGTACACGGCGCAATCGAGCGCTTCGTTGCGTGGACGGGTTAGCTGCCAGACCATCTTCGGAACGCCCATGTGATGCTTGGTCACGAGCCGCTCGCTCGTCAGTTGAGCGGCCATCTCCTCGTCGGCCCAATCAGTCAGCGGGACGTGAAAGTATCCGGGCCCGCGCTCCGTAAGTCTGAAGCGCGACACGAGGAGCGCTTTTGCTCCGTCGACGCCCACCGTGTAGAGAGGGACTTTCCTGCGATTCAACCCCCATTTCTTGGGGGACGGCGACGACACGATAGGGCGTTGCCCATCGCGGCCGATGATTGCGTACACCCTTCGAGCCGATTGCTTCAGCGCGTAGTCGTAGACGAGTGTTGTCCGGTGGCCACCCGAGTCGATACACGTGGCCTGGATCGATAAGCGTTGGTGGGTGGCATGGAGATATTCCTTGTTCAGCAGCTCGTCGAGCTGCTTCCACGGCTCTGGCTGCGAAGTGTCTCCCGAAATAGTTTGCCGATCTACCAACCACGACTCCTCGCCTGGCCCCCAACCCACCACGAGACCCTCGAGGCGATCGTCCTGCACGTCAACGCCCATTGTGAGCATCGCGACGCCGGCGGGCGCGTCCACTCCCTTTGGGTATTCTTCTCGGCGCGTGAGCAACGCGTGAGACTCCACGCCGTCGCCATCGTCGAGCTCAATCGCTTCGCCGAGGGTTGTGTTCTGCCACGTGTGCATCAGGCTGTTGTCGCCTGCTTTTTGTGCTTCCCGCGCCGCGAGGAAACCCGAGACGATACTGCTCAGTGACGACAGGGGTGAGTAAGCCTCCCACAAGTGGAACGATGCAATTTCTTTCTCGCGTCGGCCCGGGTTTTCCGCGCGCCACTCAGCCAGACCGAGGATCGCAACACGCTGTGCGTCGTCGATGGGGTAGTCGCACTCCGGGCAATGGAGTCTCGCCGTTTCTGGATCGTCGTTTTCCCATCGTACGTTCTTCCATCGGTACGGGTGCACGTATCCGCAGGATGGGCACGGGACGCAGTAGCGACGCTGATCGCCGCGGCGAAACCACGAATCGATCGGTGCACCTCTGAGTGTCGGGGAGCTCAGAAGCAAAATCCGGCGCCGGCCTTGATAGGCGGCTGTACGCTTCAACGCCACTTGGATCGTCGCGCCCTCGCCGCGTAGCTCCGCGGGGTAGCGGTCTATCTCATCGAGGACGAGCAGCATGATCGTTAGCGCGGCGAGCGAGGCGGCCGAGTTCGCGCCTGCGATCGAGAGAGACCCTCCACGGAACGTCTTGCGGAGGATCGTGTTAGACGAGTCCTTCTCGCGCTGCTTCGACACCAAGTCTCTTAGTATCGGGCTCGCCCGAATCATAGGGTCGAGTCGGTTTTTGCTGAACTCCTTTGCCATGGGGTCGACGGTTGGTTCGACCACGAGAATGGGACATGGATCGTGGGCGATGTGATACGCGACGAGCACGGCCGCCGAGCTGGTCTTTCCCACCTGACTGCTCGCCTGAAGTACGCAGATCTCTATTCCCGGCTCGAAGAAAGCGTCGAGTATTCCTGCTTGGTACGGCATGAACGAGGTTCGCCAGCGCGCCGTCGCTAGAGGACCCGAGGTTACAACGAGATGCGCGTCGGCGAACTCCGACACCTTGAGCCTCGGAGGAGGCGCCCACAAGAGGCGGACCGCGGAGAGGATCTCTTCCGCGTCGGCATAGATCACACCGTCTTTCGTCGCCTTCATTTTTTCCGCGTGGTGCGTTTGTTCTCCTGAGGCGGTGTTGAAAACTCGATCAACAGATCGTGCACTGCGCTCTCCAGCGTTGCCTCTACGCCCAGGAGTCCGTTGAGCGTGGCCTCTCTATACAGTTTATCCGCGACGGTCGTCGGCCACGACCGCAGCACAGCGCGCACCGCGGACACCTCCGCACCCCACACCTTTTCCACCTCGGCGCGTGGCACGAGCTCGCGGGCCCGGATGGCGACGGTCTGCTCCGCGAGAATCGCTTGGGCGCGTTCGCGGCGCGCTCGCTCCTGGATAGGATTGAGTATCGCCCCCGTTTCCGCCGCTTCGTCACGCGCGTCTTTCCACTGGGTCACCTCAATCGCGGAATAGAGCGACGCTCGACCCTTCGAGCCGCGCTTTGCGATCGGCATCCCTTCGCGCTCCCACTTGGTGACGGTCTGCATGTGGACGCCAAAGACATCCGCGAGCTCGCGCCGGGTGACGAGGGCCTTGCTCGGTTGCTTTGTCATTTATCCTTTAGCCCTTTAATGGCCGCGAAAAACTGAAGGTTTTTCGCGCTGCGCCTACCCGTGTTTTCGCATTCGAAGAAAGAACCTATGACCCCCCCTCCCTTTTTTTGGACGGCGAACGAAAGAGTTCGACGACATTACGTTTTTATTTTCCTCGCGCGCCGCCGGAAGAATCTTTTTTTTCTTGGCGGAGAGCGGGGACACGTCGTCACATCCAAGGGGCCCCTGCGAAGGCGTTGAAACGGCAAGCAAGGCTCAGATAGTCGAGCGTGCCGTCGGGATTGTCGCAAGAACCAAGCCCCTGCGAAGGCGTTGAAACCAATCACTTCGGTGACGTGAAGGTGACCGACATCCAACCGGTCGCAAGAACCAAGCCCCTGCGAAGGCGTTGAAACGAAGGCGTTGAAACAACCCTACCTCAACATCCAAGGTGGTCGCAAGAACCAAGCCCCTGCGAAGGCGTTGAAACGTACGCGCTTGCCCATCCGTGTAGCGTTTGTCGTCCAGTCGCAAGAACCAAGCCCCTGCGAAGGCGTTGAAACTCCCAACGGAAGAATTCGCCGGAGTGACAACGCAGCAGTCGCAAGAACCAAGCCCCTGCGAAGGCGTTGAAACACGGCGCTCCGTGTGATCGAGTCGCTCGTCTCGCGCGCGGTCGCAAGAACCAAGCCCCTGCGAAGGCGTTGAAACGCGACCGGGTGTCGAGAGCGACCACTTCCGGTAGTCGAGTCGCAAGAACCAAGCCCCTGCGAAGGCGTTGAAACGGCTATCCGACTAACCCCATCTATTCGTCGCTACCACCCAACATTATGTCGCAAGAACCAAGCCCCTGCGAAGGCGTTGAAACTCGTGACGGCGCACCGCGAGGGGCGCTGTGGTGAGCGGTCGCAAGAACCAAGCCCCTGCGAAGGCGTTGAAACGGCTATCCGACTAACCCCATCTATTCGTCGCTACTTAGCACCACCTTTGCGAGCGGCGTCTCATTTTCGCCGCCAGCGTCCGTGTCGTCAATCGAAATCCCCCGTATCCGTTTGAACCTGTTCGATCGAGCGGGTCGCGCCTTTCGCTCACC